GCTTTATTGACTATGTACTTAATTGACGGAAACAGACAAAAGAGAATGTAAATGATAGACACACCTGACTTTGCAACCAAGCTGGGTATCTGGACAGTGTCCAACCAGCGCTCAAAAGATCGAGCAAAAGACTTTTTTGAAAAGATACACGTCAGACCACAAATTGAAAAAGCCAAAAAGGTCTTGCGTAACAAACAATCCACAAGCAAAGAGATCCTTGAGGCCAAGGATGTTCTTTATAGATTGCGTGATGGCCGGGGCAGCGCCAACATGGCCGGCGGTGTAGCTACCCAGGTGGCGACAGACCTCAACCTGGTCATGGACAAAGAAGGCAAAACCGTGCCTTTGGCTGAGGCAATTCATGCCGGCGTTGAACATCTGCAAGCATATCAGCCAAACGGGCACGCAGATGAAGCTCGCAAAGAAAAATATCTAGAAGAGCTGCCAATCGTCGTAGAACACGCAGTGAAGGGCTTACAAGAGGCTATGGCTAGTGATAACCGCATATTGGGTGAGATCGAACTGCTGAAGCCTCTGCCGGGCTTACAAGTGCCATATCACACCAAGCCGGACTACAACCGGCGAGGCGATCTGAAGACAAAATGGTCACGGCCAAGTAGCCGGTCTAAATCTGGGTGGCAAGCCGGTAGTCTGCCAACGTCGCTTACCGGTATGTTTGATATGAACAACGTGTTCCAAGCGGCTGGGTTCTGGGCGCTCAATGGCAACCTACCACCCTTCATTGTCTACGCCAACGCGACAGACTATCGTGTGTTCACGCCAGAAAACGCACCTGAGTTGCGTGATGATTTCTTGCAAGATGTCATCAATGAGGCGACGTTGTATCATCGTACGACAGAAAACCTGTTAAAAGCATCTGCGACCAAGGAAGACTTGTTCAGCTTGGTGTCGCCAGATTGGTCTGCGATATACTGGCAAGAGACTGAAACATATCTTGATGAAGCTAAAAAACTATGGGGGATGATATGAAAATTTTTATCCGTGAAGGGTTCAACACTCTGATTTGGGTCATACTGATGGCCATCATTTATTTTATTTTGACAATGTTATTTGTCGATCAAACCTGGTGGAGTCCGTCATGATGGGTCAGTCAGAGTTTGATTTCAGCAAACCACCACTTGTTCACAAAAACGCCAAAGACACAGAGATCAAAGCCGCTGAGGTGGTCGCCCCCAAGGTGACCGGTATGAGGCTGAGAGTGTTACAGGCTTTGGACGTTGTGGACGGCATGACAGGTAGCCAGCTGACTGATCACTTGGATGCCTGGATCAACAGCGTCAAGCCCCGGCTCACTGAATTGCAAGGCATGGGCCTGGTAGAGGACAGTGGCCAACGCCAGAAAAACTCACGCGGCAATCAAGAGGTCGTGTGGCGTATCACAAACAGAGGTTCTAAATTTTTGAGAGGTGAATATGATTGACATAAAAAAAATACAAGCCGCCGTGGGTGCAATGGATCAAGTCACGGTAAAAGGTGGCAAGCAATACACTCAAGTTGCACAGCGTGTTGAAGCGTTCCGGGTCAACATCGGTGATGAGCTTGGCATGGAATCTGAACTGATCGTTGATGATGGCAAGCGTGTCGTTATGAAAGCGATCATAAAATCAAGAGACGGTTTTGTCGTTGCTACGGGCTGGGCAGAAGAGTTGCGCGGCCAAGGCGTCAACAAAATGGCTTGCATTGAGAACACTGAGACAAGCGCCTACGGTCGGGCTCTAGCAAATCTAGGCATACATGGCGGCGAGTTTGCGTCGGATAATGAGATAGATAAGGCCAAGCGTAATGAAAAAATAGTTGATGAGCGCGAGGCTAAAAAGTCCACACCGCCGCCAAGCGACGACATACCGCTTGATGAGGATGATATGTGGCAGCAATGGGTTGATGCTCAGAAGCAAAAGATCCAAGGCTTTGATGAGCTATATCAGCTTATGGGCTGGGGCAAAGCAACCAAGGCCAAGCGCGATCAGCTAACAGAGTATAGTCGTGAAATGATTGCGGATCTTAAAGACGCATATCAAGAAAAACACAATCAACTTAATACAGGGGAAAGATAATGGCACAATTTAGTCGTACAAAATTTAAACTAAAACAGGATGTGATTGCAGTGGATGATGCCGGCAACGCTAATGAGTACCGGGCATCAGCTTTTCTTCAGTTCCGCACTGAGTGGGATGACAACAACCGGCGTTACAAAGAGATGACCGACAACCAAAAACAGATCTGTGAAGAATTGCATCAACAGCTGTATCAAGCCGGTGTTGAGTTTGGAATCAGTATACAGTATCGCGATCCAACTGCGGGTGATGATTTAAAGTTGATGCCAAAGGTTGCAACCTTTAGTCTTTTATGTAATGAGCCAAAGCAAAAAACAAAACCGCAACCAGAGCCAGACGTCGGCGACGATGGGTGGTGAGTTACAGGAACATGGGTTTGTGGATGATCCGCGAGCCCATGCCGATCCTGATCAATACGGCACGGTAGATCGTCCTGAGACATACATATTTATGAGATGGAAGAGTTACGATCACTGCGAAAAGACAGAGCCGTTTCATTACAGACATAAAAAAAAGGGGCGCTGATGCGCCCCTTTCCTTCGGCTTGAACTATTTGTCTTCTGCAAAGTAACAAAAGATTTCATATTCAACGTATTCTTGCACTTTCCAAAGGGGAACATCCTCAACCCCATCCTCATAAGCGTCGCCAGACCAAAAAATACTAGCATGACCGCCATCTGTTTGACCAATAGCGTTCTGCACGATCAGGCATAGTCTGTCCAAATCCTTTGGCTTGCTCTTTACTACAAGTGAAGCAATGGTGTCGCGATACTCAGCAATCGCATCATCACATTTGTGTGGAAAGCCGGACGAATCCTGTTTGATATCTTCAATAAATATGCCGTCATGGTCAAAGCCCATGACCTTTAAATCGTCTACGGCATCGATTGCTTTGACCATTGCTTCTTCACGGTCATCGCCTTCCCATGAAATAGGAAGACGCTCACCATTACGGCAAACAGTGATGGCATACTGTGTGCCAAACTCTTCGCCCATTTCCTGCACGGCGTCTTCCTTAGTCTCAAACGCAAACAGTTGCACATAAGTTTCTTTGTCGCGGTCAATCTCACACATGATTGAACCACAAGCATCATTGTTATATGAACTGTTCTCAAATTTTGTTTCGCCCATTTGTGCGAGTGGCAATGCGTTGATCTCATCGAGCAACGCGTCATGAAAATTTCTGTAGCTTTCTTTTTCAAACCAAAACATTTGTTTCTCCTTTTCAAACCTTACTATAATTATATAGTGACGCTTTCCGTCAAGTTCAAGAGAAAAAATATTTATCTAAATCGACGTGTCTTAGCCATAATGCTTTTAGGTTGCTTGCTGAATTGCTTGCCAGCCCGTTTGGCTTTGCGCTTTGCCCTGGTTGTGGCGGTATACTCTGCCGGCGACAGGGCTTTGATTGCAGCGGCTGGTAAATAGCGCTCACCAGTTTCAGAAGATTTTTTGCCCGACTTGGTGCGCCAATCTTGCTTGCCCCAATCTTTAAGTGAGCGCTGTGGTTTTTTCATTTACCCACATCCTTCATGGCCGTCTTGTGTGATGCTGAGAATGACTGGCCCTTACGCATCAACCGCCGCATCAAAGACATATGTTTCGACGTGTGGTGCTTTGAATGTTTTTTGAGCGTTGTCTTTTGTCGTTTTGTTAAGCTCACGATTTGTATCCCCCACCAGCTTCCTTATAGCGCTTGGCCAAGGCTTGTGCTTTTCTGGCTGACCACTTACCGGCCGCCGTGCCGTAGGATGCGCTCGCCAAAATAGATTTAAACATCCGCTTACGCATCCCCGGCTTGGTGTAGTTGCCGGCTTTGTTGACCGAGCTTTTCTTTTTAGCCATTACTTTTTCTTAGGCTTCTTGCCGGCTTTTTTCATGGAGATCGCAGTGGCGGCTTGCTTCTTCATCTTTTTGGTTTTCATACCACCCGCTTTTTTACCAGTGTGATAAGGCATTATGCTTTCCTCTTCTTTTTTGATGCGATGATTTTCTTTTTGAGAGCTGCCGGCAGTGTCTTCTGCCTAGCTGTCAGCATCCCGTTTCCATTCTTTTTCATTTTCTTTTTCATAGTTCCAGGCATTAGGCTTTACTCCTTTTCTTTTTGTTGCGCTTAGATATCGCTGATGCTTTCTTCTTTGCATCTGATTTACTACTTGCACCCCAAGCCCGTAGGCTAAGAAGCAACCGTGTTGGCTTGCCCTTCGCATCTCGTTCCGGCCCCTTATTATTGCCCATCCTGGCCAAAAAAGAGGCGCGACGTGGGCTATCTCCGCGTTTGACGGGTGGCTTGAGTTTGGCTCCGGTGGTGCGTTTGAAATGCGCCCTGCCGGCAGCGTTCAGTCCACCACTTGGATTTTGAAATCGCTTAGCTACCATCAATCAATCCGTGCCTGTATCCGTTGGCTCGATCATAGGTCAGCACCTCTTTGCGGGGCTCATGCACATAAGAACAATGAATCCAACCGGTGTTGCCGCCCGTGTAACACTCTAATATCAACTGATCGAATGGCAAGTGATCGCGTATCCACTCAGCCAGCTGCATATTAGAGATGCCCGGTATCTCAAAGTCTGCCGCTTGCCCCTTGGCGTGTTGACTGTGAATGTTGCTACCAACAGCTATGCACAGCTCCGGGCATCGATACCCAGAGCTAACTGTGAAAGGTATATTATATGCATCCCGTATAGGCTGAAGGATCTCCGCACACAGCTTCTCCATGTTCTCGATGGCAAAACTATCAGGCGTGTTGTCAATGCCCTTCCTGAGCGCTGTTTGGCTCTTTACCATCTCAGCAAGGGAAAAATTCTTTGACAGTTTCATAATAAACCTCTAAGTTAATAATGTGAGTCGATCGTCATATAGCCGCTCCAACGGCTGATCGAGAAAAAAGTAGGCGGAAGGACTAACCGCCTACTTTTTTATTCCCTTTTTTCTTTTCGCTTGTTTGAAATTCTTTTTTGTTGGCGCGCCCTTCTGCCCAGGTTTACGCATTTTCTCGCCGCTGCCAGCTTGGATTCTTTTTCGCTTTGCGTGAATGTTTCTGTACAAACTCATTTACGAAATCCTTTTATCCCGCGTATTCCGAAGCTCGCACCGATTGAAGCGTACATCGCCCACTGAAACCACTCTGGTGTACGAGAAAGAGCCGCAAACCCTTCCTCGACATACGGTTGAGTAAACGGGATAAAGCACATGGCAATGATGACAATAAACAGGATAGTCCAAGCTTCATCCTTCCAGCTATTGTCACTGGCCTGGGCCATGATCTTTTCCCAGCCAGCTTCATGCGTGGCGGCAACTTTCATTAGCTCGGCTTCGGCCTCAGCTTTCGCCTGGGCGACCCTTCCCTTGGCCTTGGTTGCCTCTACCTTGCTCTCCATCCAAGAACCAGCCAGTGAGGCTATAGGGCCGATTAACGCCTGTATCATCGTGACAATACTCCTCTGGGCAACGCCTTGCAGCTCCAGCCCACTGCCTTGTATCCGCGCATGTGGATATGCACACGCCCAGCCAGTTCAAGCGCATGTGCCTGACAAGCGCGTTCTGAATCATGCCACCGTTGCGCTTCAAGATATGTGCATTGCTCGCGCTGCACCGCGCTTGTGCCGATAAGACAAGCTATGACGATGGCTTGGTACATTACTTGCGGCTCATCCAAGCGCTGGTTCCCATGTACGCACCCACGATACCAGCTCCTGATATATAAAAAAGATTGCTGATGTCAGATAGAGCCGCAACCCGGTCAAGTGGTATAAAGAACATGGCGGCTGTAAACACACCCATAGCAATCAAAGTGAATCTAGCCATGCGCAACTGGGCCAAATGCTTTCGCAATTCTGTTTCTGTTTTCTTAATATCTTTTATGTGTGACAGCTCTTCATCGCTGACAATGCCATCGCCGTCCTCATCATAATCTGCGAACTTGCTTTGCTTTTGCAGTTTCTTTTGCGTCATAACACAATCTCTTCAGCGCTGCTTTGCGCCACGGTGACAAACAAGAAAACAAACAATGCTATCGTGACCGCGATAATAGCGGCGACAAGTAGCGTTGTTTTAATCGTTTCTTCAATCTCTTTGGCCCTTCTTGCAGCCTCTCTACGCGCCGCCTTTTGCGCTTCTTTTTGTTGCCTAAGTTTCTGATTATGATGGTTGACAATCTCGTTCCATGTATCAGGGCCAAAGCGCAAGTTAATCATAGTTTTGATTTGCTGCATTTGCTCTTGTAATTTTTTAGCCTCAAGAACTGCATCAATACTGCTTTGAAACTTGATGTCACCAACACCAGCTTGCTTGTTACGTTCCTCATTGAGTTTTTTTTGACACTCAAAGAGTGTGCCGATTTGTTGTGAAATATCAGCAACAGATTGTGCATCATTAATACGAGCCTTAATAAACGCTATTGCATTAGATGCTGCCGTAACAGCAGCTATCGCTGTAGTTACTGGCTCCATATTTATCTATTAGGCGTATGGACTAGCGCCAAGCACGCTTGTATCCCATGCAGCCTTCAATTTTGTAATTGTATCTGCATTATCAATAGCCGACGCAGCTGGCGCATCACGTAACGCTTTCTTCTTCGCGATAGATGCAGTTTTTGCAGATGCATCATCTGCTTCCAGCGCCTTCATGTACACCACATCCTCTGCCTCAAGCAGTGGCTGACGAACTTCACGAATTTTGTCCTTGAAGATAACCTTTGCTGCTGTCATGTCTTCAGATATAACTTTGCCAGACAGCACCCAGGCCCCACGGAAATGACGGTCACTGGGCTTGCCTGTTAAATCAGCAGCATCAATCTGCTTGCCATCTTTATCTACAATGTAAGTTGTTACAGCCATGATATTCTCCTATGCGGCCTTTTCTTCGGTTTGTAAATCGTCTGATATCTTCCAAGCGTTACGCCACTCTCTCGTGGCTGGCAACTGTTCCTTTCGGCAAATAACTATTTTGGGTTTGTTGCCTTCATTCCACTCACGCCAAACGTGCTGGGGTATATCCTTCTGAATTAAATACTCCAACGCTTGCTTTTCTGTCATCGCCTGTACAGGCTCTGTGTTATGGAGCAAATATCCTCTTGTGTGCTTCTTAAAGTCGGGCTGTGCCTCATCTTTGGCTAACTCCCAGTATACTTGCACTGGTGGTAAGATACCGCCCTGCAAAGCACAAGCCATCCAGTTGGGATCGGGGACAAGAACTTTAGCGCACTCATCAACGCTGTCTTCGTATACTAC